ACGCCGTTCGGCAGCAGATTGGAGGTGTACAGCGTGAAGCGGTCCACCTGGCCAACGCGACCGTTACGGAGCGGGGTCACCGCGTCACCCGTCAGGTAAGCCTGGCGGAGTTCCGAACGCTTGATGAGGTACGCAGCCCAGACCGGGAGAACGAGCCAGCGGCCATCTTCCGGGATGTTCTGCTCATCGAGTACCTGACCCATGCGCAGGATCGCGTCGAGGATGTCGACCTGACCAACGCCGGGGCTGTTAGCAACGACGGCGAGCGGGGTGCCCGTGACGCCGAGGTTGATGTTGCCCGAGATCTTACCAGCCGTCGCGCCACGGTTCTGAGCCGAGCAAGCACCCTTGATGCCAAGGAGCACGTCGGTGTCGACCGTGATTTTGAACTGCTGCGAAGCATCGTCAGCCCACATCGACATGATGTTGAGGTCCGACTGGATCTCCATCACGTCGTCGAGAGCGAGAGCAAAGTACTTGCCCTTGTCGATGTTCAGATCGAGGACGTTGCCCGTCGGGCGTTCGATCTCGAGGTCACCGTCAGCGCGGTAGTCCTTGATCGAAACCGTCGGCTTCGTACGGATCTTGACCGTGTCGCCCTGGTTGCGGATCTCACCTTCGTAGTCGGTGTTCGAGATCGCTGCCAGAACGGTGTTGGCGTAGAACTTCTCGACGAGCTTACCCGACCAAATCTGGGGGATAAAACCAGTCGAAGCGAGGTTGTTGGAGGTCGAACCAGTCGGCCAAATCGGGGGCGTTGTGCCCGCACCTGCGTTAGGAAATGCCATCGTAGTGGCTCCTCAGAGAAGGATTTACCTGATGCGCCCTTCTCGCTGAGCGTCGAAGATCTGCTTCTCCAGCCGATCCCTCTCCGCATCCCGCCCCCGGTACTTGCCCGAAGCAGCGTCAGCGTAGAACTTCGCGATCTGAGCGCGCGTGAAGGAGGGCTTCTCAGCGGGAGCAGTCGTTGCTGCCGCAGACTTGGCTCTGCCTGGTGCCGCGAACTGATCGAGAGACGGTTTGGCGGGAGCGTTCCGGCCAGTCTCTCCCATCGCGGGAGCCACAGCAGCCTCTTCAGCGAGGAAGCCTGTGAAGAAAGCCGCGACCCGAGGGGCGTCGTTCCGCTCGTATGCAGCCTTCAATAGTTCATGTCTAATAGCACCAGAATAAGTATCTGGCAACTGCAACCATTGCAGGAAGGTTTCATCGCGGTTTATCTCGCGCCAGTTGGGGATCTTCTCGTCGAGCGAGCCCAACATCTGCTGGCGTGCGTCATGCGCGATCTTGCCGCCCACACCCTGAAGCTGGCCTTCGAGCTGGGCGATCTTGGCCTCGTACTGCTTAATCATCGGCAGCAGCTCTTCGCGAGCCTTCTTGCCGACGACCTTCAGGAACTCCGAGCCGTAGTCATTCTCTTCTTCAGGCGTGATGAGCCGCTCGATCGCAGCTTCTGCTTCGCCAGCAGTCGGTGCTGCGCTGGTCGCCTGCATCGTCGCCATGACGTTCTGCAAGCTCTGGATCTGCTCGGAGAGCGAGCGGATCTGATCCTGCGAGCGGTCGAACCGCCCCTTCATGGACTTGTATCGGTGCTCCCAGGACTGATCGTCTTCTTTCGTCTGGGGATTACTTTCGGCAGTAACGCCACTTTCGGCCTGTTCCTGTCCGGCTTCGGGCTCTTTGGCCTCGGTTTCAGCGGCGGCTTCCGCCTGCTGCGCTTCCTGGTCCCCATTCACATTATCCTGGCCAGCTTCTTCCTGCTGGTAAAATGCTTCTGCGGCTGCACCTGCGGCCTTCACGGCGGCGGGAATGACAACACTTTGGTCAACGGGAGCAATGCTCATTTACGCTTTCCTTCAATCTGGTCGGCACTTTTCAGGCACTCACGCAGCACCTTGAGGAGCGCGACCATGGACTGGGCGCGGCCTTGGTTCTGGGGGAGTGCCTCGAGCGGCGACGAGATACAGTTGGAGATGTAGTTTTCAGTGTGGGCGGACAGCGCCCCCAAGAACTCGTTCCAGCTCTCAGGGGCGTGTCTCGCTAGTTTTGCTGCTGACAAAATCAGCTCTTTGTCGGTCATCGACCACCAAAGGGAGCGCGGAAGTACATCTGCGCCGTCAAGTCCATGACTGGATCGGCGGGAGCCTTCTTCGCGTAGTTATTGTTGATACGGGCGTACGAAGCGTCGCCCGTAACATTCGTGCGGGAGAAGCGAGACGGAAGGATTTCCGCCTTGATCTCTTTGGCAGGCTTCTTCGCGTCCGGCTTCATGGAAGCCTCACGCGGGCTTCTGCGTCATCGACGGACGCTGAATGTCACCGAGGCGCTTGCCGCCCTTGGCGAACTCACCCGTGTCCGAACCAGCCGGGCCGGTCTGACCGGGCTCCTGCGTCTTCGACGGGGTGAACTTGTGCATACCTGCTGAGCCGCCCTTGGCGAACTCGAAACCGGACATGCCGGTCTTCTCGACTTTGGACTTCATGGTGTTCTCCTTACCTTGGCCAAAGGTATTACTTGCAACCGCAATCGCGCTTGCTGACTTTCCCGCCCTTCGAAAACTTCGGTGCGGTGCGGGAACCCTTGGGGAAGAGCTTCTTCAGGTCGTTCGGAGAACCACCTGCGTTCATGCCCTTTCCGCGCATCTGTGTGATCTTGGGAGCTGTAACGGTGCCACCGGCAATCGCCGGGACACGAGGCGTCTTGCCCGATACTTTTGGTGCGCGCATCACTTGCTCCGCTTCTTCATGAGATGGCGGGACATCTGGGAGAAGCTGTCGCTCACCATGCCGCCCTTGGAATACTTGGCGACCTTGCCGCCGCGAGACATCGCACCGCCCATGGTGCCGCCGCCGTCACCTGCGGGAGAGCCGCCAGCGTCGCCAAACCCGCCGCTGCCGCCATCGCCACCGTTACCGCCGTAACCACCGCCACCAGCGGTGTCGCCAAGGCCACCAGCGGTGCCATCACCGCCTCCGCCATCACCGCCAAACCCGCCATAATCGCGATACTGAGCTGCGGCTTCCGCCTGCTGGGCGTCCCAAGCCGCCTTCTGGCGGTTCCACTCAGCGAGCTGCTGCTGATACGCAGCCATCTGCTGGTTGTAGATGTCCTGCGCATTGACACGCTGGTATGGGAGCTGTGGCGTCCCTACCGGGAGCGCGCGACGCCCATTCGCGTCCTTGGGCTGCGCCCGCCAGGCGGCGAGCTTCTGCGCCAGCATCGTCTTCATGTCCTGCGGGTTCATCCGCTGCGGACGGTAGGCAGCAGCGTTCGCTGCGGTCTGGCGCGAGGCTTCCTGGTAGGCCGCTTCGTAGCTGGGAGCGCCGGGCTTGTTGTAGGGATCAAATGCCATCACGGACCTCCTGCGATGGACGTGCGCGGACCCATGTCACCGTTGACGTTGCCGCCTTTCGGGGGCTGAGCACCCTGGGCTTGACCGCCCGCCATGGCCATCGCCTGCATCTGCATGGCCTGCTGCTGCTTCTCCATATCGTCGTCCGACGGCACGATGCTGCCGCCAGGCAGGCCGAGTGTTTCGGAGACGGAGCGCAGGAGAGCGGCGCGACCCTTGGGACCGACGATCTGGCTGTCGATCGGGTTGGCCGTGATCTGGAGGAACTCGAGCTGGCGAGACCGCTGGGTCTCTTTCTGCACCGCCACCGAGACGCCCATGACCTTGATGGTCTCGTCACCATCAAGCATCCCCGTCTCGTCTGTGAGCAGGATCATGTCGAGGAGCTGGCGCAGAAGCGGATCGAGGATGTCCCGGTCGATGTTCGCTGCAACGGTCTGGAGAACCTTGCTGGCGTTACCCATAAGCATCGCCAGACCGGAGGCCGTCCGGCCCGCACCAGCAGCACTCGAGCCAGAGAGGTAACGCGGGATTGCCGAGATCTCGTCGGCGATTTCTGAGAACTTCTGGTAGACACCGAGCAGCTCCTGAGCGTTGGAGTTCGGCTGGAAGAAGCTGATCGGCGGAGCGCCGTTGTTGCCCATCGGGTCCGTCTGGACGTGCCAGCGCTTCCACGGATAGAGCTCCTCGCCGTCTTCATCGGGGGACAGGCGGTCGTCGTTGACCACGACCTGCGGACCAGACGAGATCGAGAGGTTGTTGACGAGCGCGCGCAGCGAGGCGTTGCAGACGTCCTGGATGTCGTTGAGGATGTCGGGCAGGCCGTTGCCGACCACCGTGCCGGGCACCTTCTCGAACGACGTCACGAAGTACGGGTGCCGCTTGCGCGGGCTTGGGCTCATCTGGACTTTGATGACGTACTGGCCCACGAGCCAGCACTGGATGAAATAATCCCGCTCGGGGTCCGGCACCTGCTCTTCATCCATGCCGTACTCGAGCAGCATCGAGCCCTGGACGTTCCCGTGGAACTCCAGGCACGAGATGAGATGGCTCTCGTTCAGGTAGGGGCTTTCGCGGCTCTCGTTCCAGGCGCGCTCGCTGTCGGTCGCACCGTCATAGTCTTCGTTGAGGCCGGTCTGCCCGTAGTCGCGAAGCGCGTTGCGGATCGCTTCCTGGTTGTAGCCAGGCAGATCCAGGAGGTCGTTGAGGTCGGCGCGTGTGAGGCGCGAGCGCTCGATCACCGAGGCGTCCTCGATGTCGCTTACTCCCGGAGTAAACCAGATGTCGAAGGGTGAGATGCGCGACCACATCAAGCGTGGGCTCTGCGCGACGGTCGCCTGACCGCCCTGCCAGCTCACCGTGGGGACGATCTTGACGTACGGACCCTTGATGACGGCGAACGGGAATAGCGGCAGGTCGGTGATGAACTCCGCCAGTGCTTTGTAGAAATTTCCCTCGATGAGGATCTCATCGATCTTATCCTCGGCGATTTTCGTGCGCTGGTTGGCGCGCTTCTTCGCCGCCTGACGCGCCGCTTCGACGAGCTGGATCGTGCGGTCGCGGATGGTGGCAGGATCAGCATCGATGCCCTGCTCGGCGAGCGTGGCGAGTTCCACCTGCACAAGCTGCTCGATGGACGCCATCACCTCTGCCGGGATCTCCGGGTCTGGCGACGCATCAAGACCCCAAGGGCGCTCGGGAGCCAGGTACACATCGCGCAGGAGCGCGCTCGCACCACGGCATTTCATGGCGATGAGGCGAGCATAAACCTCTGAGCCACCAAACTTTTTGATTTCTGCGAGCTGGGTCGGATCGTAGACGCCGTTGAACGTGCGCAGCGCGTTGAGCAGCCGGTTCGTCCAACCAGCCGCCGTATTGCGGTGGCGCTTCATCATGTCGAACTGCGCGCGGATATAGCCCGCCAGGTTCGTCATCACTGGCTGGTCGGTCGCGTCCTGAAGTGCCGCACGCTCTTCGTCCGCCGCCTTGATCGAAGCGTCGAGTTGCGCCGGGGGCACCACGCGGAGGACGCCCATTCCAACAAGTTGGTCAGCCATGAAATGGTCCTGTTCGTTCGCCCAGCTCGACGAACATAACCTAAATACAGTATGTTTGCCCCGCTTGACAACTATTCATCCCGAAGTGGGAGTGTAAATGACTGCTCTGACCACAGTCGATCATAATGTTACCGAGCTGAAACTCTTGCAGATCGCTCGCGAAATCGCGATGGACATTCGGCCCATCGAAGAAATACTAAAAGTCCACGAGATCGAGCCAAACCAGTGGGATACCATCCAGGCCAACCCACGGTTCCGCGCTTACCTGGAGAGCGAAGCAGCCTCCTGGCACGGCACGCTCAACACGCATGAGCGTGTGAAGTTGAAGGCCGCAGCCATGCTCGAGGAGTGGCTCCCCGAGCTCCACATGCGGATGCACGACCGAGCCGAGAGCCTCAACGCCAAGATCGAGGCGGGCAAGCTGGCCAGAGACCTGGCCGGTTTCGCCAAGAGCGGGGTGGGTGTGGAGGCGGCGGGTGATCGCTTCTCCGTGACCATCAACCTCGGAGCCGACGCCCAGCTCAAGTTCGAGAAGCAGTTGCCACCCGTCGTGATCGACGCCGAAGAGATTGACTGATGCCCACAATCAATTTTACCGCCCCGCCGACCTGTGCCCGTTTCATGAAGTCGGAGGCGTTCTTCCGCCTCATCGCCGGGCCGGTAGGCTCGGGTAAGACGACCGCCTGCCTGTTCGAGCTCTTCCGTCGCGCTTGTGAGCAGACGCCAGGCCCTGATGGTTTGAGGCACACCCGCTTCGCCATCCTACGCCAGACGCTCAGCCAGTTGAAGATGACGGTGCTCAAGGACGTGACGACCTGGTTGGAGGGCATCGCCTCCTTCAAGGTCTCCGAGAACACGATCTACATCTCGATTGGCGACGTG